ACTACTACGGCAACCGCAGCGCAGGCCACCTCTTCGCGCGCATCTGGACGAGCGGCCCCGCCAACGACTACACCTTCTCGCAGTGGAAAACATGGTACGGCGGTGACGCAGCTTCCACGTACACCGCTGGCTTATCCTACTCCTACAACAGTGTCATTGATGCTGCTGTAACAGCCGGTCCTGTCATCGGTTCGCGCTGCATGATGCGTTGCGGCCTCTAACCCCGAAAGAACAACATGCTCAACATCGTCATCGGCTACGACAAAAACGAATCTGTCGCCTACCATGTGCTCGCACACAGCATTATGCGCCGCGCATCGAAACCTGTTTCTATTACCGGCCTCTACCTGCCTTCGCTAGAGAAGAGCGGCCTCTATCGCCGCGAGCGTGATCCGCGCCAGTCCACCGACTTCACGTTTTCGCGCTTCCTGACTCCGTGGCTGACAAGCGCAATGGGCGGGCGCAGCCTATTCCTCGACTGCGACATGCTGTGCCTCGCTGACGTGTACGAGCTTGAGCGCATCGCCTCCGAACAAATGCACCGCGACGTGTTCGTGGTCAAGCACCACTACGCGCCCAACCCCGACCCCAAATTCCTCGGCCAAGAACAGACCATCTACCCCTGCAAAAACTGGTCCTCGCTCATGCTGTTCAACGGCTACCGCACCGCAGTCAAGAAACTCACTCCCAGCTACGTGAATGAAGCCTCTCCAATGGATTTACACCAGTTCAAGTGGGCCAATGACGTTGGCGACCTCCCGCGCCAGTGGAATCACCTCGTTGGCGAGTACGAACTTGACCCTGCTGCGAAGCTTGTACACTTTACGCGCGGCGGGCCTTGGTTTCCTGAGTACGGCACCTGCGACTACTCCGACCAGTGGTGGGACGAGTTCTACGACATGGCAAGCGCCAAGGGCGGCTTCAACTCTGCTGCTGTGACGGGGTAAGTCATGCCTGCTTTCGTTCCTGCTCGCATCCGCTCGCTGGGGCGTCATGGCTGGAGCGTTCAGACCCCGGACAGCCCGCCCCCGCCACCCGACACCGTTTCCTCGACGCCGGGTTCGCGCGATCCGTTCTTCCAGCCTTTCGTCACGGCCTCCATCTGGAACATGCCGCTCGGGACGGGCGCTATCTGGAAGGACGCGCACATGGTTGGCAACCCGGACACCGACAACCCGTTCGCCAAGATGCCGGGGTTCGACGGCGAGAAGATCGTCATCAAATGCACTTCGCCGCGCATGGCGATCATGGACTGCACGGTGGGTTGGAGCGGCGGCAACCGCTGCGCGCCGACTGGCGCAACCCACACCGCCGTGCCTTGCCCGACCTCGTTCGTCCAAGCCAACAACACCCTCAACAACTGCTTTGCCGCGTTCCTCTCGGACAGCCGCACCATCGTGCAGTGCCAGCCGTGGACTCGCTGCCAAACTGGCTCCGCAGCCACCGCCCTGCCTTCGACATTCCAAGCCACCGACCTGTATGGCACCGGCTACTATGGCGTCCACGGTGGCAGCGGCTTGTCAGCTATCGGTGGCTCGTTGCGGCGCGGAGAGCTTCGCCCCGGAGACAGCACCGGCCCCACTCACGTCCTCAAGCTCAACATTTACTGTCGCCAGTTTATGTTCCGCTCGACTAATGCTGCGCTGCTCTATCGCTGGCCTGCCACCAAATGCGATGGTTACGCCACCTCGACGCGCACCAACGGCGGCTACGGCACCGACCCCACCGGCACTGGCACGGATGGCTCCTGCTCGTACACCGACATGAAGATGGGTTGCCTGCTCGGCTTCTCGCAGGGCGTCGATATCGTGGCGCTCTCGTTCTCGACGACTCCCGGCTACATGCTGGCGTGGACGCTCCAGAACTACGGGGGCTACGTAGTTGACGACACGTTTGCAGCAGGCTTTGACTTCTCTGGCGAGAAGGGACCGGATGGCAGTTTCGGTGCGCAGTTCGCTGCCGATTGGGGCTACGCTTTCCTCCACAACTGGCAGGACAACAGCACCTCTCCGTGGGTACGCGACATAATGAAAATCTGCGAGAATCTGTCTGTTGTATCCAACAACAGCGCAGGCGCAATCGGAGGTGGCGGCACCCCTCTCCAACCACTGGCACCGGAGATTTTCCCACCATGACGCGCACTTACTTCGACCTCCAGACCACCATCAACGACGACTTCCTCAACCGAGACATGGGGGACGTGACGCGCCGCGCCATCAAGCGCGCCATCTCCACCTACGAGTCGAAGCGCCACTTCTTCAACGAGACGATGACGACGGTGGCATGTGTTTCGGGCGACCGCTTCCTGTCGCTGCCTGACGACTACTTTCATCTCGACCGCTTGGAAATCACTTGCAACGCGGTGCAGTCCGAACTCTATGAGCGCGACTTCTCCACCGTGCGCCTGATGAACCTCGCACCGGGCACTGACGGCCAGCCGGTCATCTATGCGATCCGTGGCAACCGCATCGAGCTTGCCCCCGCTCCCGACTCGGCCTACAGCATCGACGTGTACTACCTGCACACGCAGCCCGACCTCTCCGCTGACACCGACAGCAACGCATGGACCAACGAGTGCTTCAACCTCATTGCGCACCACGCAGCCCTCGATATCATGGCGAACGTCCTGCAAGTGGCTGACCAAGCCAAAATCGCCAACCAAACCGCGTTCCTCAAGGTTGCGCAGTCTGAGCTTGCGATGCGCGACGAAGCTCACCTCATCACGCGCCTCTCCAACAGCGAGGAATCGTGATGGCTACCACGCTCGTCTTCGGGGAATGGCTGCCCGACCAGCCTACGCTTGGCCTGACCGGCAGCACTGTCGTTACCAATGCGCTGCCTGACGCAAACGCCTATCGTCCGATGCCCTCGCTCGTCCCGTTCACGACTGCCGTTGGTGGCCGCGTGCTGGGCGGTGTCTTCGCTACCGATGCAACGGGCACCAGCTACAACTACTGTGGCGACGCCTCCGCGCTGTACGCGCTGACAGCACAATCCTTCTCGACTGCGACGCGCGCTGTAGGTGGCGCTTACACAACGTTGGGCGACGATATGTGGGAGTTTGCGCAGTGGGGCAATACCATCATCGGTGTGAATGGCAAGACGGATTTGCCGCAGCAAATCTCGCTGGGCGCGGCCAACTTCGTTGACATGAGCGTGGGCGTGAAGGCATCGCACATCGCGGCAGTGCGCGACTTCATTGTGCTGGGCGACGTGTCCGACAGCGCGACCAACGTGTACCGAGTGCGTTGGTGCGCCATCAACAACCCGCTCGACTTCGTGCCATCCACAGCCACCCTCGCTGACTACCAAGACCTCCCCGCAGAAGGCGGCAAAATCCAGCGCATCGTCGGTGGCGAGTACGGCACCATCTTCCAGCGCCGCAGCATTTGGCGCATGCTGTGGATTGGCTCGCCCATCATCTTCCAGTTCGACCCGATCCACAACACCATCGGTGCGTACTCTCCCAAATCGGTCATCTCCTACCAGCACAGCATCTTCTTCCTGTCCGAAGACGGCTTCTACTCGCTGGAGAACACCTCGACCCTCAACCCGATTGGACGCGGCAAGGTTGACCAGTTCTTCTTTACCGACCTGAACCCGGTGTACACCCAGCGCATCACCGCAGCCATCGACCCCAACAACAAGCTTGTGATGTGGGCCTACGCCAGCAACAGCAGCATTGGCGGCAACGCCGACAAGCTCCTTGTCTATTCGTGGGCCTACCAGAAATGGTCGCTCGTCACCGGCCTCAATATCGAGTACATCTTGTCGTCGATTTCGACTGGCTATACCCTTGAAGGACTGGACGCCATCACTACCAACATGGATTTGCTGCCGGTGTCGCTCGACAGCGTGCAGTGGGAGGGCGGGCAGATCATCCTCTCCGCATACGACGCCTCGCACAAGCTGGGGCGCTTCAATGGCAGCGCTATGCCCGCCACCATCACCACAGGCGAACAGGAACTCATTGCGTCGCAGCGCGCCTACATCACGGAGGTGCGCCCCATCGCCATTGGCTTATCGGCCAACATCGCGGTCACGGTCCTGAACCGCAACAACCTCACCGAAAGCGTCAGCGTGGGCGCAGCCAACGTGCCGTTGAACGGCACAGGGTTTGCGCCGGTGCGCG